GGAAAAGGTATTGATTTCAACTAACTACACAATCCGGGCAGAGGGTGGATCATTCACTCGCAGAATGTTTGAAGTGGAACTATCAAGCTACTTTGGAGCTCATAGATCACCACTTGATGAGTTCAACTGTATGTTGTTTGATGATTGGGATACAGATGAGTGGGCCCGATTTGACCATTTTATGATTAACTGCATTCAATACTATCTTGAGCATGGATTGGTGGCCTATGAACATAAAAACTTAAAGATTAGAAAGCTAATTAACCAAACATCTAAGGAATTCATTGATTGGATGGATGATAAAAAGTTCACTCCTGGACAACAGATAAACTATAAGCAATGGTTTGAAACATTTGTAAGTGAATATGAGGACTTTAAAAAGTGGCTGACTAATAGAAATTTCAACTCATGGATAAGAGCTTACTTTGAATTTAAGAAAATTGAGATTGATAATGTATCAAGCAATGGTCAAAGATACTATGAGATAAAATCTGACATCCCAAACACTAAAAAAGATGAGGACCTTCCATTCTAATAGAACAAATAAATATCCTTATGCTTATGATGAGCATGGCAGTATGGTTTCAATTGAGGTGGCAATAACATTTAGTCAAAGAAAATGGTATTTAGATCCTGGACTGCAGATTGAATTGAATTTACTTTGCAATTTACCTAAGCAAGTTGACCACTGGAGGACATTATCCAATCAAAAAATCAATATTAATGGAGTTGATTACACCTATTCACATGATAAAGACTCTGAATCATTTGAACATAAGCAGTTTAAATTTACAATACTTGAAAAACAGTATATAAATATAAAAAATTATAAGGTATTTTTAGTCAATCCAAGGGAAGAGATACGAATCATTGACAGTAAATTCAGAGCAGATGTCATGGCAGAGCTCCCATGTGGAACCCAATGTGTCATTGAGATAATCAAAACAAGTGAGGTAAGTGATAGAAAATTGGAATTTATAAAACAAAATCAGATATTAACATTTAAAATTTACATAGATGATAAAGGAAATCAAATCAGTCAAAGAGATAATATCATCGGAGTTACAGAAATTAGTGAACTTGCACGAAGAATACAAGATGGAGAAGGAAAACTTGCAGAACTTAGAGATAAAATTTCAAGAGAGAGAGGAGAGAGAGAGAACATATCACGAAAAAAAGCTATTGAATATACAGCAATTGAGAGAGTTAAGTCAAATAAACTTACAGAACTTAGAGATAGAATTGAAGAACTTGAGGCAGATAAGCGAGGAGCAATTGAATCAAATGAGGTTAAAGAATCAAATAGAGCTCCAGAACTTAGAGAACAAATCAAACAACTTGAGTACACAATTGGAGTCTATCAAAAATCAATACAACAACCATCCTGGGAATCTAAAATTTCAATCCTTGAGCAGTCAATTAGAGAATATCAAGAGAAATTACGAATTGAAACTGACACACAGGCAGGACTCAACAAATCCTATATTGATATCATTAAAGGATACCAGGAGGAAATTAATAGACTTAGAAATTTGGAGCAGGAGGTATTCAAGATTATTAAGGACTGCCAGCCAGAATGGTTTGGACATCAACCAAAAGGAGTAGATAAAGTAAATCACATATTATATCATATATCATGAAAAAAATAAACAAATCAAAACTCAATGCTCTCATGATGGAGAGTTTGAAACTGAAATATCCAAACATGCCAGAGGCATACATCCCTAAAACAGAATGGAATGATAACAATGCCAATGCCTTGACAAAATGTGTCATTGCATGGATACAGTTCATGGGAGGTCAAGCTGAGAGAATCTCATCTCAAGGTCAGTACAGGGAAGGAGCTAAGATACAAGTTGGCTCAGGTATGATGGCTCACACAAAGCAGCTGCCAGGGAAGTGGACACCTGGACAGTCAACCAAAGGAACAGCAGATATATCTGCTACTATCAGAGGCAGGTCAGTTAAGATTGAGATTAAGCAAAAGGACAAACAAAGTGAAGCACAGAAACAGTATCAAAAAGCGATTGAAAATGCTGGAGGTGTTTATATTATTGTTAGAAATTTTGATGATTTTGTTACTTGGTATGAGAAATTTGTATTAGGATTATGAAACACAAGCCATCCCCATTAGTCAGATATGATGTGTATATCAAGGCTAAGAAACGAAGGATTAGAAAAACAAATAAAAAAATAAGATATGAGTTTGAAATCGAATGATCTAAGAGTTGGTAACTATGTCAAAGGAATAGGCCACAAAATATCATGGTTGGTTGATGGTATTGAAAATGAATACATCTACTCCTCTAAGGCATGGAGGTTGATAAATTGTTTTGAAGGGATACCAATAAACAAAGAATGGTTGTTGAAGTTTGGCATTCAATATAGTGAATTTGAGGATCTATTTCAAATAGGTGGATATGATATTGATGCAAAAGATGGTTTATATTGTCATTTCTATTTCAATGAGTATGGTGATTGGTATAAAGAAATTCAGTACGTTCACCAGCTCCAAAACTTATACTTTGCACTCACTGGGGAGGAATTAACAATAGTATGTTAATAACTTTAATTTGTAAATCTGCAAAGTTTTCTTATCTTTGCTGAAAGTAAAAAACAAGTTATGCAAAAAGAAATCAAAACAGCCACTGAGAAAATCAATGAGCTGAATGAGTTAGGGGGAGTCCTAACTCTACACCAAAAGTTACACCGTTGTAAGTTAGCAATCGGTAAGGTAATTAAGAATGCACAAAGTCATCATTCTAAGTATGCAGACCTCAATGCCATACTGGATGCGGTTGAGCCTATCTTATTAGAGAACGGCATGATATTATTACAGCCTATCCAAGGTAACAGCGTATGTACTCAGATAGTTGACATTGACTCAGGTGCAACACTTCAATCATGTATGGACTTGCCTCAAGGAGTAACACCTCAAAACATGGGATCTGCAATAACTTACTATCGTAGATATACATTACAGGCTGCATTATCTTTACAGGCTGTTGATGATGATGGTGAGAAAGCAAGCAAAGAGGAGCAGCCAAAAGAGATAGTCAAAGAGACATTATCAACTGAGCGTTTCAACAATGCTTTAATTAAGATTAAGTCTAAGGAGTTCACAGTTGAGGAGCTCAAGTCTAAGTTTCACCTAACCAAAGAACAGGAGGCACAACTATGAAATGGAGACCATCACAATTAGGTAAGCTCATGACCAACTCAAGGAGTAAGTCAGATCCATTGTCTGAGACTGCAAAGAGTGAGATTAGAAAAATTGCTAAGCAGGACTTTTACGGATACACTACAGAGATAAAGACTAAGCCCATGATCAAGGGTACTGATTGGGAGCATGTGGGTATCAAGTTACTCAATGATGTGAGATTTACAAATAAGTATGTTAAGAACACTGTCAGAGTAGAGAATGAGTACATGTCTGGATGCTGTGACATTATAACAGATGACCTCATCATTGACATCAAGAGCTCCTGGTCATTGGATACCTTCCCGGCAACACCATCCGAAGGTGAGAACTCAGACTATGAGTGGCAAGGTAGAGCATACATGTGGCTTTATGATAGACCTGCCTTTGAGTTAGTCTATACCATGTACACTACTCCAGATGACTTACTCAATGAATGGGATAACTTATCCATCCATCGAGTAGATCACATTCCAATGCATCATAGAGTAACTGTGCTCAGATATGAACGTGATGAGGAGATTGAGGACTTGATAAGGGAGAAACTCATTTACTGTAATGAGTATTATTCTAAGTATGTAAACGAATTAAACAACAAATAACCATGGAAAAAGAAGAATTTTACCAGCAGGCCATGTTAATGGCAATGAATGGTTTATTGTCAAGTATTGGCAATGGACTGGCACCGGATGCAGATCATCCACATGCATTGATAGCACAGATGTCACATGATTATGCTAAGGCATTAACAGATAGAACATTTATTCAGTCTGCTAAATTTAAAGAGAGATATTTATAATTTAAAACCCAAAACAAAATGACACAAAAAGACAAAGCAAAGTTAGTCACTACATTAGTAGCTGCTTTTTTAACAAACCCATCAAGGATGGCAGACATCAGAAACTCTTATGATGATGAGGCTCAATACAAACCAGATTTTGAATTGGCTACACATTACGCCAATTTGGTTGTGCAAGAGATTATACATGTAACATCTGATCCAGTGTACTTCCCGGAGAGAGTAGATTAATTTATTAACAATTTAAAACAAAATACAAACAATGTCAGATTTAACAATCAAAGGAGCCGTTAAGCTCATCAATGAGGTCAAAGTGATCTCAGATAGATTCTCAGTGAGAGAATTTGTAATCACAACACTTGACTCTAAGTATCCACAGGATATCTTATTCCAGGCAGTCAATGATAAGATGGATGCTGTTGCTCCATTAAGAAAGTCTCAAGTTGTTGATGTATCATTCAACCTAAGAGGACGTGAGTTCAATGGACGTTATTACAACACTTTGGACGTGTGGAAAGTTACACATGATAAGGAGTTCATTGATCCGGCATCTACAAGTGTACAACCAACAGATGAGCCAGATGACTTACCGTTCTAAGACAGTATATCTCAATCTCGATGAGTCATTCTCTGAGTGGCTCAGGAGAGAACTAACTGATCAACTGTCATACAGATATAAACTAATTCACATGGCAGAGGATATGAACGTCAATGCAGCTACACTGTACAGGTTCATGAATGGCAATGAGGTGAGAGGTTCGTTCTATGATAATGCATTCAAATACTTAGTAAAGAAATGAACTACTTAATACAGATATACAATAAGTATGGATGGGAGTATAAGACTCCTCAATCAATACTTGATAAGATTAATAACTGAGGTTCGGCAAAACCACCCCCCTTGTTCAGATCAGAAACCTGGGAAGTAATGAATATGCACACAAGGGGGATCACATTCGGCTCTGGTAAGCCACAAGGGGGAGTATAACAGCTCCCCTTTGTCATGTTGATAACTTTAATTACCTTAGCCAAGTGTTAATCATTGACCTGCATAGAAAACAGAAACCATTTGCTGTTACTGTAAGTAATGAAACATTTGGGCGGCTGTATTCTATACTATTCAAAGATAGGTATCTGAGATGTCAGGAGCTCAATAGATATGAGATTCGTTGGTTCTGCGACAACATCAACCTATTCAAGGTAACACATGAGACAAAGGATGGGAAAGTGTACGAATATAGAATGTTCAAAAGATCAATGAGTAACTCAATGAAACATAATTTTTTAGTCAGAAATAAGATAATAAATGATTCATACATCTGAGATAATTAAGATAGCCAAGGACCAGGATACAGCCCTCAAATTGGTGGATGTCATAACAGATATTGGATTTGATTATATTTGTAATCCTATTGATGCATTGAACTATGCCAAGAGGATAAACGTATTAAAGAACGAAATAAACAATTACTATGAACTCAAAAGAGACTAAGAATGTTTACTCATTCAACTTTGAGACCAAAACAGCTTACATCAATGATGAGCCACTGGGCACCATTGTGGATCACACTGACACTGTTATCAATGTAGTGTGGGATAATGGAATGAAACAAGAGTTTAGATTATACAATCAAGTAAAAAATATACACAATGAGGCATAAAATCAAGGTAACATTAGGGCTCATGATCCTGCCAGTATTCGCACTGTTATACTTTGCAGATAAGTTCGTTCTATTATTCATGCCATGGAAGAGCTGTGAGACTATTCAAAAGTGGATATATGATCCTAAAAAAGCAACAGAAAGCCTTATGAGAGTGATAGTTGCACTGGCATTGATAGGTCTTTATTACCTCATGGCAAACATGTTTTGATTTATTGAGTATCTTTACAACGATTTTACAACGATATTATGGCAGGATTTAAAGACATAGAACCACGTTGGGGAAAAGGGGAAAGTGGCAATCCTAATGGACGTCCAAAGGGATCTAAAAACAGGAGTACAATAGCTAAGTATTGGCTTGAAATGGAGCAGAGTATTACCAATCCATTGACAGGTCAAAATGAAGTTGTAAGTCAAGAGGATGCCATGACATTGGCACTCATTAAGAAAGCCAGGGAAGGTGATACAAATGCCTATAAGGCCCTAATGGATAGTGGATATGGTGCACCTATTCAGCAAGTGGAACAAACTCAAACCAATGTAGATCTCACTGGATTAAGCTCCGATGATATCAGACAACTCCTCAAAGGTGAATGATAAGCAAAACGCAATACTACAGATATTACGCCTCGAACTTTGCCGCCGGGAGTTTTGGGAGTTTTGCCTCTACTATGACCAGGCATTCTTTGAAAGTAGGTTATTTCTACACAGTGTCGCAGAGTCATTCCAAGAGATAGAAGATAATAAGATTAGATCATTAAGTGTATCCATGCCTCCAAGGGCAGGAAAGTCCTATGTCAGTTCATTGTTTTGTGCATGGACCATTGGCAGGAACCCTGCAAAGTCAGTAATGCGTAACGCATGCACGGCAACACTATATCTGAAATTCTCTTATGATGTGCGTAATATTGTGAAGAGTGATAAGTTCAAACAGGTATTCCCTAACGTTCAACTGAGTGAGGATAAGGCAAACCTTCAAGGATGGAACACTAACTCTGCCAAGCAAGTCAGTTACTTTGGTGCAGGGGTGGGAGGTACTATCATAGGATTTGGAGCAGATAACATTGCAGTTACCGATGACCTTTACACAGGATTAGAACAGGCATTGTCAGACACTCAGAATGAACGCATCATCCAATGGAAGGAGGCAACACATGACAGCCGTTTTGAGAGTGGATGCAAGAGGATTGACATAGGTACTCGATGGAGTTTGAATGATGTGATAGGTAGGCAAATGAATGATGGGATGTATGATAAGTCAATAGTTATCCCTGCATTGATAGATGGTCGCTCATTTTGTGAGTCAGTGATGACAACAGATGAGTACATGGATAAGAAAAAACGTACTGAGCCAAGTATCTGGGAGGCTGAATATATGCAATCACCTGTTGATATTCAAGGTAGGTTGTTCAATGACCTCAAAACTATTCCATTAACTGAGTTCAACAGCATCAAAGATAAGGTCCAGGGGTGCATTGCTTACTGTGATGTGGCAGATGCTGGGGCTGACTTCACTGCATTCGCTATTTTGGCAGTGGCAGGCAATGAGTTCTATTTGGTTGATTATGTATTCAACAAGTCCAATACTGATATCACCATGCCATTGATTGCCAACAAGCTCAATGAGTGGAATGTCACCTATTGCAGGGTAGAGTCCAATAGTATGGGGGCTATGTTTGCAAGGGGATTGCAAAAGATGACCAACAGCAGGATACTGCCAGTCCATAACTCAGTGAATAAGATAACACGTATCATCATGCAATCTGTTTGGATCCAGCAAAGGATTACATTCGTTAACAATGGCACCCCAGAATGTGAGCTGTTTATCCAGAATGTGCTCCATTTCAGCAAGGAAGGTAAGAATAAGAATGATGATGCACCGGATTGCCTGGCAGGTTTATCAATCTTCGCTCAATCTATGTTCAGACAGCTGGCATAATTTAAACCCCCTTTTTTGTATTAAAATAATGATTACATTTGCCAAAACAATATTGAATGGCATTCAATTTCCTTAGTGCGTTCGTTGATAATTACGCTAATACAGATAGGTATCGTAACTTGACACGTCAAATATTCCCACCTGCAGTGCAGATATGGGGTAAAAAAGAGGCTGTGTGGCTTGATACTGGGGATGCATGGAGGTTATTCATTGATATACCAGAGTTAAGATCAGTTATTAACAAGAGAGCCACTATGATGAGCTCTAATGTTCCAACATTATTTGATAAGGATGGTAACTTAATCACTGATCACTGGATTAATGACCTAATTACTAAGCCTAATGGAGTGCAATCATGGTCAGATGTAGTCTATTCAATGAGTGTACAGGATGCTTTGTACTCGAATGTGGTTGCTTACTGCCCTGTAAGGTCCTTTGGACAGCGTAATTTGATTATAACACTACCAAACAACAAGATAAAAATTAATCTAAGTGGTAAGAAATTAAAGCAAATGGAGATCAATGACCTCATTGACTCGTTTGTATTCACTTATGATGATGGTTCCAAAGAGACAATTCAATTAGAGGATTCAATCTATTTGACAACTGCAGATGGTATGAACATTGTCAGACCAATATCTCGCATTGACTCACTCAGATTACCATTGTCAAACATCATGGCCAGCTATAATAAGCGTAATGTATTACTTGAGAACTTAGGAGCCATTGGTATCTTATCAGCTCAGAGTAATGACATGGGAGGAGCTATTCCAATGACTCCAGAGGAGAGACAAAAAATACAAAAAGACTGGTATCGTAGACAAAAAGATGAGTTAATAATTACTGAGTCCAATGTGAACTGGCAGCCAATGTCTTATCCAACAAGAGACCTCATGTTATTTGAGGAGTTAACAGAGGATAAGCTGGCAATCATTGATGCATTTGGATTGAATTACAACCTATTTTCAAGTGAGAAGGGTGCGACATTCAGCAATGTGAGGGATTCAATTCGTATGGCTTACACTGATACAATCATTCCAGAGACTCAACAGATGTATGATTCAATGATAGCTCAATGGGGATTGCAAGGTGAGTACTATCTACAGGCTAACTTCCAACATCTGCCAATACTTCAAGATGATGAGCAGGTAAAAGCTCAGGCAGAGAAAACAAAAGTAGATACATGGTCAGTTATGCTTAGAGATGGAGTGATCACTCAACAGCAATATGCAGAGGAGTTCGATATTGAGTTACAGAAACAAGATAGAACAGAGGCTCAGGCAGCTGCATTGGCACAGGCTCAGACTAATCTCAAAGGAACAGTCGGTGGTTTGGATGGTATCATCTCGCTTAATAATGCAGTGAGTGGTGGCCAGATGGATAGACAAACAGCTATCAATACATTGGTTAACTACTATGGATATGATCCTGTAACAGCAAATTCAATGATAACTAATCCAATACAAAATGCCAATACCTAAGCCAACAGGAGATGAGAATGAGGAGCAGTTCATTGGACGTTGCATGAGTGATGAGAGCATGAACAGTGAGTATGACAGTGATCAACGTTTTGCAATATGTTCAACAGCATGGACCGATAACACAAAGAGTATGAGTAAATATGAGATAAAAAGCGGCTTTGAAATTAAAGACATGGACTCCTCCAAGAGGGAAGTTGCTGTTTATTTGGCAAAGTTTGGTAATGTAGACTCTGATAATGATGTGATCCAAAAGGGTGCATTTAAAAAATCCATCCAAGAGAGGGGGCCACAGGCTGCATCAAATCGTAAGATTGCATTTCTAAGGCATCATGACTGGGAGAAACAGATCGGAGTATTCAGTAAGTTACAGGAAGATGACAATGGACTCTTTGCTGTGGGTAGATTAGGCACCTCAACAATGGGAGAGGATGCATGGAGAGATTATCAAGAGGGTATCATTAAAGAGCATTCAGTAGGATTCCAAAGGGTATCTGATAAGACTAAATTCGTAAAGGATAGTTCTAATCCATTAGGTGGTTTCACACTACTCCAAGAGGTTAAACTTTGGGAGGGATCTGCTGTTACCTTTGGAGCAAATGAGTTAACTAATGTGGTTGACATCATGAAAAGCGAAACTAAAAAAACATACATAGATAAGATTTCAGATGATTTACAAACAGTAATCAAAGCCTTAGCAAATGGAAAGGGCTCAGATGAGCGTTTGTTTGAACTCGAAATGAAAGCCAACTTCCTGTCAAGTCAATTGACTTTACTCGCACAAACAGAACCGGAAAGCCATTCTGTTAAACTGTATGAGCCGGAGCAAAAAGCATTTGATTGGAGTGAGGTAATTAGTAAACTTTAATTTTTTAATTTAAAACAAAATGGAAAACAATTTAACACCGGAGCAAGTTGTTGAAAAGATCAACGGTTTGTTCTCTGAAAAAATGGCAACAGTTCCAACAAAGGATGAGGTTGCTCAATTAAAAAGCGAGCTTGACAACTTCAAGTCTATCGAAGTTAAGAACTCTGAAATGGAGAAAGCTATTGCAAAAATGGAAGGTCGTATTGAGGCAATGTCTGAAAAGGCAGTTGATGCACCTAAGACTCAAGGAGCTAAGACTTTGAAAGAGGCATTAGTAAAAACTTATTCTGACAATGTTAAGGCGATCACTGACTCAATCGAGAAAGGTAACAGAATTACATTAGATGTTAAGACTGACACTACAATTGATGGAGATTACTCTGGTAACGTTGCATTGAGTGTATTAGAGCCAGGAGTAAACAGAATTGCACGTCCTATTCGTAGAATACGTGAGATCTCTAACGTAGGAACAACTACATCTAAATTCGTTACTTACATCCAACAAACAAAACAAGTTGCTCCAACAGGTGAAGGTACTTTGTGGGTGAATGAGGCAGGTGCTAAATTCAATGGAGAGGTTAAATATGAGGAGGTTTCTGAGGAAGTGAAAAAAGTTGCTGCTTACATCAAAGTTTCAAAAGAGATGTTGGCTGACTTATCATTCGTTAGATCTGAAATCAACACTGAATTGATGGAAGCTATTGAGCAAACTATTGACAACTCATTAATAAATGGAGCAGGTGGTGTTGACTTAAATGGTTTATTATCAGCTGCACCTAACTTTTCAGCAGGTACATTTGCAGGTACTATCCCAGGGGCAAACATTTCTGATTTAATTAGAATTGCAAAAGCTCAGATTCAAGCTGCTAACTTTGAGCCTACTCACGTTCTATTGAACCCAGAGGATGTTGCTAAAATCGAATTGACTAAGACATCATCTGGAGAGTACACTTATCCTGCATTTTGGGATGCAAACATGATGTTGGCTGGTTTAATGATTGTATCTTCAAACAATATCACTGCAGGTACTTTGGTAGTTGGTGACTTCACTAAATTCAACATCAAGTTCAGAGAGGACATGAATATGTCAGTAGGATATGAGAATGATGACTTTACTCGTAACATGGTTACTATCTTATGTGAGGCTCGTTTGGTAGCTTACATCAAAGGTAATGATGTTGATGCGTTTGTTCAATCAGATATCGCAACTGATATAGCTCTAATCAACGACTAAAATTTAATCCATTATGGAAAAGAAACCACGCAAAAAGAAGATTGCTAATGTAGAACTTGAGAATAAGATTGAGGCTCCACAAGTTGAGGCAGTTGAAACTGTTGAGGCTGTGAGCTTAGATCCAAACAAAGAGTATACATTCATTAGCAATGGCACCTTCCCTGGACTTGCAAAAGGTCAAGTGTGGAAGATGCTTGGCTCAAAGGCAGAGATATTGGTTAAAAAAGGATACGGCAAAATAAAATAAAATGATACTTTCAATACAAGATTTTACGGGTAAATATCAAGTAAGTACAGGTATGTATGACCAAGCTAAATTGCAGGATTATATTAACCGGTATGAGCCACGATATTTAAAGGAGTTGTTTGGAATTACTTTGTACAATGATTTTCAAAGTGACCTGTTAAACAACGTACCTCAAAGCCCTAATTTCTTAGTCTTATTTAATCCATTATCGGAGGATTTGGGATACAACTTTTATTATTTCAATGGAATATATGAGGGTGTAAACCAATTGGATTCAGAGGGGATTAAAGAGATGTTGAAAGGATTTGTTTATTTTGAATATGTCAAAGACTTGAGTAATCAAATCACGCCAATAGGATTAGTAAAGCCAGATAATGAGAACAGTACAGTGGCAAATACTTTATTTAGCATGATGTACACTCGTTACAATGAGGCAATAAGATCCTATAATTCAATTCGAGATTTCATAAGATATACCACAGCTCCCCCATTAGGTCAAGCAGTTTCACTGAATTTGATCAGTGGGGGCACTGGATATGCTGACCAAACAAATGTAAGTTTAACAGGTGGAACAGGCACAGGCTTGACAGTTAATATTACAGTCACACAAAGCGGCTCAGATGTCGAAGATGTTACCATAGTAAATGCAGGTAAGAACTACACAATAGGTGACACATTTATACTGCCAGGAGGTGATGATAACGCAATAATAGAACTTACATACGTTGGCATAGGTGATTATAGAAAATTCAGAGGAGTTCCTAAATTAACAGCGTATTGGTTATGACACAGGATGTATCTCAGGCAATAGAGGATTTGGTTAATCAGATTGATATTTATATCTATGGGATATACGATCCAAATCAAGGTATCACAACCACATGTGACACTTCTTATGCAAGAGTTGGAAAGTACATAACAGATCCTGTTAATGGTCCATTGTTAATCACAGTCATTGAGACAGATGAGTGGATTAAGGCAGGTAATGCAACAGGGGTGCTCGCACTTCCACAGCCTTACTTTGTGCCAGGGACTAAAATATCTGCCAACAATGAATGGACAGCAGTAAGCAATGACCTCACACAAAAAACTCCATTAGTATGGTTGTTGCATGATGTGAGATATCAGAGGTTTGGGCGTGAGAGTGTTTACGAATGGGAGAGTGATTTGAGGATATTTTTCCTTGATGAGACTGACATTGTGAATTACTACACTAAGGACCACATTGATAATGTTGTTGTGCCAATGAGTAAGCTGGCTGAAAAGTTCATTGAGGTGATTGATAACAGCCCATCATATAAAACTCTGGAAGGATATGAGATAGTGAACTTCACTCGATTTGGAACTGAGCAAGCGAATGGATATTTTCAAAACATATTGGATGCTAATTTAAGTGGTGTTGAGCTACGAATAAGATTAACGAAATATAAACAGAATTGTAAATGCTAAAAAATAGAAAAAATGGCAGGATGTAATTGTAATGCTGGTCTCGGCAACACAGGGAGACCAGGGTGCGTTCCTATTCAGAGCGTAACAAGTAAATTAATAATGGTTCCATTGAACGCCAATGATGGAACATTGAATGGGATAGATTTATCTGCTCCACTTCCAACATGGAATAGCTTAGTAAATGAGGCAGATGCATCAAAGAGATGGTTTCCTTTACCGGCATTTGAAAATGTAGAACTTCCAAAGGCAGAGTCTCAATTCGAGGAGGCTAATTCTGGACGTATGGCATTTTTGAGAGAAGGCAAAAGATCATTCTCTGGTGAGTTGTGGGGAGAGGATTCAACTCCAACCTTATTAGGTAAAATGAAAGCAGGCCGTTGTGTAAACTTCGGAGTGTACGTTGTTGATGTAACAGGTAACTTAATTGGCTCAAAAGTGAATGGATATTTATATCCAATCCCTGTAGATAACCAATCATGGAACCCTACATTCATGTTTGCAACTGATTCAACTGTACAGAAAATCATGTTAACATTTGACTTTGATCGTTTGTTTGATGATTCAACTATGTACATGATCACAGCAACAGAGGCAAACCTTGACTTCAACACATTGACTGGATTGATTGATGTTAATTTGGCGTATGTTTCACAAGTGTCAACGGTTTCAGTAACTTTGAATGCTACATTTGATTATGGAACAGCGTTAAACCCTATCCTTTTACAAGGCGTTACGGGATTAACTGATTGGGATATTTATGACGTAACCAATGCGGTTTCGTTTGGTAACCCAACAGCCGTTTCAGAATTACCGGCAGGAACGTATACTTTATTGAAAACGTTTGTTTCTGGTGACGAATATACTGTTTCAGTAGTAAAAGACGGTTTCACTGGATCCTTTACGTTTACGGCGGCTTAATCAAATAGCTATAAACCAAAAAAAAGACTCGTTCAGAAATGTGCGGGTCTTTTTTTATACCTTTGATTTTGAAATGGAGGAGGCTATAAATTTACTGGATAATATTGCAGCTTTTTTAAAGCCAGATGAGGTTTGGAAGAGAGTATTCTTAGATAAGACCTTGCAAAATACTATCATAGTTGAGTACATTCAACAGGATCAGTTACTCAGCGAGGGTGTTGATGAGACAGGCAATCCATTAAGGAACAAAGATAATGGTCGCACCACTTATTCAGCTGCTACAGAGATGCTAAGTAATGGGCGAAAGTTGGAAGGTGAGCCATATAATTTACTTGATAGTGGTGATTTCTACAGAAGTATGGTATTTTTGTTGGGAAAAGATTTTTTTGAAATAGATGCAGATCCAATTAAAGGCAATGATAACTTATTTACAAAATTTGGGGAGGGCATTATTGGGCTCACTGAGGAGAGCAAAACCAAATTACAAGTCGAACTCCTCGAGAGATACGACAAAGAGATTAGAAGGATATTATCAGAGTATTGAGGACCTTCCAATCTATAATTGGTATAAATGCTTAGGCGGTGAGATAAAGTTCCTTAGAACAGCTCAAAAAGGCTCAGAGCAAAATGATTTAATCATGTGGGAACAGATACATGATGAGTACATTAAGGAATTTGGACTGTCAAAGGTCCATGCAAAGATATTGAAAGTGATAAAAGATAAGGCAATACAGGAACTTGACTATGTAATTACAGGTGATCGGTTTAAATTGACCTTAATAGAGATGGAAGAGACCAGGTTAAAGAACATATTGAACACTGCAGGCGGTGGAGTAGGCATTGAGGAGATGTTGGTCCACATGTCGAAGTGGTTAGGTCAATGGATTAAGACAAAGGAGATAAGTGTTAAAGAGTTCTTTACACTACAAAGAGAATATGAACGTTATTTAAAGGCACAAAATGGCAAAAAAAATAAGTAGCAGTGATTTATTTGAGCAGGAAGATCTGTTCAAAGGAGTTAGGGATTCAGCAACTAAGACACTTGCAGTGTTTAATGAGTTACAGGCTGAACTCAAAGCCACTGCACAGGGTTTGAAAGGTGAACTTGCTGCCAATACTCAGGCATCAACTGCACAGTTAAAGCAATTTGGAGCGGCAACAGAGCAGGCAAATAAGTTAATGCAGCAATCAATACAGATTGAGAAATTAAAAGCCCAGGCAGACCAACAAAAAATAAAGGCAGAGCAGGAAATTGTTAAGCTCCAAAAGATGCAAGCTCAGGAACTTGCAAGGGTAGCAAAAGAACAGGAGAAAGCGGCTAAGTTAGCATCAAGTGAGGCAAGTGCATACAGTAAATTGAGTGCTGAATTGAACAAGGCACGCAAAGCATATAAGGATTTGGCTGTTACCAACCAAGAGAATACAGCAGAGGGCAAAGAATTACTTGAAACTGTTACTCGATTAGATGCTCAATTGAAAAAAGTTGATGCAACTGTTGGCCAACATCAGAGAAATGTAGGTAATTATGAGGGTGCAACACGTAACCTTAAAAAGGAATTAAAAGATTTGACTCGAGAGTTAATGAACATGGACTCATCTGATCCAAGATTCCAACAAATGACTCAACAGGCTGGTGAACTTAAAGACCAAATCCAAGATACTCAATCAGTTGTTAAGGCCACAGCAGGTAGTGCAATGGAAAACTTTGCCGGTGCAACTGCTAAGGCTGGTCAAATTGGTGTTGCTGCATTCCAAGGTGTTGAGGCATCCATGCAATTATTAGGTGTTGAGAATGAGAATGTTTTGGAGGGGATGCGAAGACTCCAAGCCCTTGCAGGATTAGGTGATGCATTAAAGACATTGGGAGGATTAGGTGATGCATTGACAGAGATTAGAGCAGGATTCACAGCGGCGGCGGCTAAGATGGGATTGTTTACAGCAGCAAAACAAGTTGATACCACAGCAACAGTGGCACAAACAACAGCAACCAATGCGGCAAATGTAGCAACAAAGGGATTGAATGCAAGTATGTTACTCAATCCTTATGTATTGGTTGCAGCTGCCGTTGCTGCACTTGTTGTTGCAATATATAAATTAACTCAGGCAACAGATGATGAGAAAAGAGCTGAACAAGCAAGGAAAGAAGTACAGGAGGAAAATTTACAACTAAGTAAAGAAATGAACTCTGCAATAGCACAAGAGGCAAGTGGATTTTTAACTTTGACAACTCAATTAAAAAATACAAATGCTGGCAGCAAAGAGAGAAGTAGTTTAATATCAGAAATAAATTCTAAGTATGGAACAACAATTCAAAACTTATCAAATGAGGCTGCTTTTCAAGATCATGTTACCAGAGCAACACAAGATTATATCAATAAATTAAAAGAAAAAATGATGTTGCAAAGAGGTGAAAAAAAATTAACCCAAGCAATAGAGGATGAATTAAATGCAAAAGATAGAATAAAAGAAATTCAATTAACTTTAAACAAACAGTTAAAAGAAAGATCCGAATTACAAAAACGCGAAAATAAATACATTAAGATTGGAAATAAAGATGTCCAAGATAAATTAACTTTTCTAAATGAAGATATTAGAGTTTCACAGGAACGTTTAAAAATTGCACAAGAAACTGTAAGCGTAAACCAAGATTTATCACAAATTTTTGCTAAACAAAACGCAGAGTTAAAAGAAAACATGGAACAACATGAACAATTCAAACCACCACCTGCACCTTCAATAGTTCCACAACAAAATTATAACAAAGAGTTGGAAAAAACTGTTGACCTTACAAAGGAAATTGAAGATGAGCAAATAAAGCAAATTAAAGATGATGAGGTTAGAGCTTATACAGAGCTTAAAATTGCTGCTCAAAGACGTATTGAGGAAGTTAAGGCAATGAAAGCAAGCTCAGAACAAAAGGCTACATTGATAAAAGAAATTGAAACTAATTTACAACTTGAATTAACTAAAGTAAATGAGGATTATATTAAGAAAAATCGTGAAGAATATGAGGCCTTAAAAGAATTTAGGAAAAGAAATGCAGAGGAAATTGCTGAAAATGAGAGACAGGAAAACATAAAACTATATGAGGATTCTGTTGCATTTGAAGATAAACAAAACCAGGCCAAGTTAGCAAGCCTTAGCGGTACTCAAAGAGAAGAGTTTGAAGAGAGATTACAATTCCAAAATGAGTTAGATAAACTCAATAAATTAAAACAGGATGGAGCCTTTGCAAGTCAAGAGGATTATAACAAAGCTGTTGCTAACTTAGAGAAAAAATACAATGCTGTTGCAACAAAATTAGAGGAGGAGAAATGGAAAACCACTCAAGAGTTCGCACAAAAAACCACTGACTTTTTCAAAGCTCAATCAGAGGAACGTATATCACAAATGGATAAAGAGATTGCAGCTGCTGAAAAACAAGCAGATTACTATCGTGAACTTGCTGCCAATGGTAACATCAATGCACAACAATCCTTAGCTGAACAAGAGCGTATAATTGCAGAGTCAAACAGGAAAAAAGAGAGAGAGCAAAAGAGACAGCAAAGAATGGAGTTAGCTAATACTATTTACCAAACCTATGCTGGCCATGCTGCCAAAGATCCAGAGACGGCATTAATGAAAACTATCAAGGATGCAAGTTTATTACAGGCATTCATTAGTTCACTGCCTATGTTCTACGATGGAACAGAGGACACTGGAAGAGGTGGAGGAGTAGATGGTAAAGGAGGATTCCACGCTGTATTGCATCCACATGAGAGAGTTATTCCTAAGTCATTGAATGATCAGATAGGTAACTTGACAAATGAGCAGTTAACAAGGCTTGCAATGGAGTATCAAAATGGCAGGTTAGTTGGTCAGGATGTGGCTCATAGTTCATTGGATTTAGCTATCTTAGCAAACAAGTTAGATAACCTTACAGAGGTAATTAAACAGAAACCAGAAACCAACATACAACTGGGAGAGATAACACAGTCAGCAATGGAGATAGTTCAATCATCACGCAAAGGTAATACAACAGTTTACAACAGATTCAAAGTTAGATCATGAGACACTTATTAAACGGCATTGAGGTAAGCCCACGCAACAGAGATTCAATTGGAGTTGTGAGTGACTTCACAGGCAATCCAGATGTATTGAGTTTGAATGTAGATACTGTTATCCTGCCACGTGAGGCCAATGAATTTATAAAGACCTGGATTCAAAACAATGGACTGTTCATTGGCATTCCTTACACTGTCGAAATGGATGGTAACATATCGCTTGATTACTATATTGACTTATCTGATTCAGCTGCAAAGCCTATTATCAGACAGCATGAGATTGAGGTCAAGTTAAAGAGGCGAAATGGATCAGATGATTTTTGGGAGAAAGCCAGGGGAACTTCATTTGATTTAATGGTCAAAGATAATCCAGCATATTTTAACTATAAGAATGTAGGATATTATGTGGTAACAAACACAGCTGCAATGGATGCTTTGAATATGAGTATAGCGTTATTCATGTTAACATTACAAATCATTCAAGCCTATAAAGATTTAGCAGAGGCAACAGTTGATTTGATTGCTAATCCAATTTCTGGAGCTGCAAAATTTGCTATTAAATTGATATACTTTGCAAGTTTATTGACAGCAATGGCGGTGTTAATGTCTCAGTTATTTCCAATAATATTCCCTCGCAAAAAGTTTTTTAAAGGTTGTTTATATTCAGAGATACTTGCAAAGGGATGTCAGTTCTTAGGATATACTGCACTACCTTCAAGTATTTTTACTAATCAACCGGGATGGCTTACTTTACCGGTTCCATTGGATAAAAACAATGAGAGTTTCTTTGATAAGACTTCAAATGATTTAGCAGATAGTTTCAATAAGCCTGTATGTTCTGCATCTGATACAACTCCAACCTTCGGAGCATGGCTTGATGAGGTATTAAAACAGTTCAATGCAAAGCTGTTTATAGATCCTGCAAATAAGACTGTGAGATTAGAGAGGAGAGACTGGTTACAACAGCAGACATCATTACAGATAGATCCTGCATTGAACATTCAGCCAGAACGTGATGAGCAGTTCACTTACAATACAGAGGATACCTGGAAAAGATATTACATTACATACTCACTTGATTACACTGATACTCATACTATTGATGGAGTTATGTTTGGTCGTAACCAGGCTGAATACTCAACTGAGAATGCAGTTCCAACAACCAATGCAGACCTTGTTACAATCAAAGGATTGAATTTC